TATCGTAGCATTAGCTGATACTGCTTTTACTTTAAATAAACTAAAGACAGCATCTGCTGTATCTGTAATCGTTATCGTAATGGTGTCCGCGTTCCCTGAGTCTTCCGACACTAAAATAGATCGTACGACTGCGGTTACTGCAGAAGGGACCGTGTAAATAGTAGTTGCACTCGTGGTCGTTAAATCTACTTTTTTGTTTACAAATGTATTTGCCATTAGTTAATAAAGAAGTTAAATGCTTCTACCTCATCTTTTAAATCTTGTTGAAACGTAGTATTTAATTTTTGCACAATACCATCTATATCACGAACTAAAGATTGTGCATTAGCTACTTCATAATTCTGATCTGGTTGTGTTAATGATTGTACTATCTTTGCCATTATCTTCTACCATCCGGGAAATAATCAATTCTAAAAGTTCCTAACTTCCAAAATTGACTGGTTGAATCAGTGGATACTTTTAACGATATAAATCTTGCTCTTGCACGTGTATCTATTTTTTTAGTAGAAGTGTTTACGGTAAACGGACCTAGAGAAGAACTAGCTGCTGTATCGTTAGGAAAATCTTTTAAATCTAATTGTACTTTTGCATTTCCTGTTTGAGATATAAAGTCTGGATAGACACGACCGACTCTCATCATAAACTCACCATCTCCTGCAAGTCCCTGTTGTCCAATATCAAAATCTCCTGATTTAATATTAGATTCAATCGCAGAAGAAGTTCCAGCTAATACTTGATCTAAACCTGTTTCGTGTTGATAGTAAATAGAAGAGCCCTCCGTGTTTCCTTGTACAAAAGTAGTAGAAGTAGAACCTACATTATTATCTGCATCATAATCGGTTGCATGAGGTTTTCCAAAAATAGCAGAATCTTCCCAAGCCGTTCGATCTAAAGTTCCAATAGCCCAAATAGGTCTTTCTGCAGTAGAGTCTAAATAATTATAAGACACCATTCTATTTACTACATTCGATCCTTCGTTAGGATAAAACCACATAACCTCACCAAACAAATTATTTAAACCTGCATTGATGTGTTGTTTCGGTATGGTATTAATATCGTCATACACATGATCTTCTACTAAACAAGGAAGTGAATCTAGTTTACCACCATATCTAAAGAAACCATTTTCAGACATCCAGTAAGCAACACCATCTACCTCAACAGCAGCGTTCTGTCCAATCAATCCACAGTTAGTTCCTACTTGTTGAAAAGAAAAAGTAAAAGGTGGTCCAACAAATCTCATGATAAATAAAGCAGTATCGGTCCAAACATAAATTGCATCACGACCTCTAATCGCTCCCATAATCTTAGAACCATCTGCAAGCCTTTGTGTTCCTGCGGTGTTGGTTGCAGAAGGAGTGTATGCATCTGTACCGTTAATATTCTCTTGATCCGAGAAACGTATAAACATAGGATCTTGGGTAGTTTTAGTTCCAATAGTCGTCTCTGTTCCAAAAAAGATTAAGTGTCGATCTGGTGTAGATACTAAACTAAACTCAGATGCAGTCGGTGCATTAGCAACAATGACTGCTCTCGTAGAGTTAGCAGAAGTTGCAGTAGAGTCCCAAGAAAAACTTTCCCCTTTACTAATGGTTGCAATTAATAAATTACCAAAGTTATCTAACGACCATAAACCAGGAGCAGTTACAATGTCACCAGAAGGCGCACTGTTCCAAGCAGAAAAAGAAGCTGCATTAGTAACGGTAGCTCCAGAACTATGAGAAGCAGCAGTCGTTCCTTGTGCTCCTCTCGTTAATCCAGATAACGTTCCTCCACTGTTTCCAGTGTATACAATTAATTCAGTTCCAATCAATACAGTTCCAGAAGAAGGAAACGAACTAGAACTAGCCATAGTTAAACTAGTAACCGATGTATTAATTCCTGAAGATAAAGTAGAAGTAAATTGTCCTGATAATCTTCCTCCCCATTGTCCCAGTCCCCAACCAGAAGAAGCTGTTTCTACTGCAGGTCCCACGGGATAATAATGTTGAACACGAATACCTCCTGAAGTAGTAGCACCACTTCCAGATTCATTGGAAGGCATTAAAATGGTAATAGTGGTATCAGTTGGAATACTTTGAACAGAAAATTTTATGTCATTAAAATTAGTAGATGTAAAATTAGAATTAGTAATAGATGTAAAATT